GTATATTCGAGCTCTGTTATATCATCTAAATAGTCTGTTACTATTTCTGATAATGGGTCATGATCATACTCATGTTCCCATTTGTTAATAAAACTTTCCATAAAGTTTTCTTTTGTTTTGCCTATCATTAAAAACCTCTTTTCTCTATTTTTATAGTCTCGTATGTCTCCAAATTTATAATAATAATCTTGTGGTGCTAGCGCGTTATCGACATATTTTGTTGCGAGATCTTGAAAATATTCGTGTCCTAGCGGGGGCTTTTTACTCATTGCCAGGTGATTATCTGACTGTAATGAGTTTTGGTCTTTCAATATGTATTTGAGACAGTATTGAAATCCTTTCCAATCGGGATATTGAAAATAGGACAAGCCTTTTTTCCAATACTTCCATTCTACCCGTTTGTTTTCCTGCACATCTGGATAATCATCTTTAAAGAAGAGGATTATATGCCAGTGTGCGCGTCCCTTTGCCGAGCCATACTCGCCAGTGACTATGTATCGTACTTTATAATTTTTTCTCAATCTTTTCAAAAAATCTTGTACGTCTTTGTAAATTAATATGACAGCATGTGTTTCTTCGCCTTCGACTAACTTTTTGTCGTCATATGTTAATGTTACCGCGTAAGTTTTCGTTGAATACTTACTTTCTGCAATGCATCGCCCGACCCAATCGTTGATTTTTCGAGCGTGACATTGCCAGCATTGTGAGCACCTAATCTCAATCCCGTTATCTAATTTGTTTGGTGCTATGCACATATTTTTCTAACTTTCTCTCTATTTGGTGTCACTAATGCATATATGTAACAAGGGTAGGTATATGTCCGCCTTACCCCCTCCAATACTTGGAGTTTACGGGGGTAAGGCTGTGGAAGTTATTCTACTTCCCGTGGTGCAGGAAACCTGCAGCACTTTTGTTTATGATTGTTTTTCTCCAATCTTTTAGTTCCCAATGGGCAGGATCGTATATTGATATCCAATCTCCGCCCCATGTGATCTTTATGTTTCTTTTACGCGCTATTTCTTTGCCAACGGATCCTATACAGTCCCATTCTTTTTTGCTTAGTTGCCATGCGCGTGTAGCGTGAATTATATCGCACGCTTTGCCATGTTGATGGCTTCCGTCAAATTGTACTTTTGAACGGCCTTTGTTATACAACTCCTGTTGTCTTTCTGGTGAACGCAGAAATTCAAACGCTCGTATTGGTATATTACGTCGCTTCATTGCTTTGGAAAATGCTTTCCAAAACTCGACTATCTCTGGATCTACGCCAACATAGTCGTTTTCTGTTTGAAGGATTTTAACCCAGAGTTGTTTTGATGCGTTTGGCTCTGCTAACGATCTTGCGGCTTCTACGTGTGTTCTGTGGACGAGCTCGTCCTTATGCCAGAACTGGATACGGTCTATAAACCGTATCCAGCGAAGAAACTTACTCTGTGGTTTCTCCTGCATCTTCTGCTGCCTTTTCTTCTAATGCTGATAAATCAACATTTTCTACTACTTCTGCTGCTTGTTTTATTTTTGCTACTTCAGCTCTTAATGCGGCTCTTTCGTCCTCTAGCTGTGCGTTGCGTTGCATTTCATTATGTTTCATGAATTGCATCATACGATCAAATTCTGTGCTGTTATTTACACGTGGTTCAATAGACGTGAAACTTGGTTCATCGCTATTTGTTTTTGTTTGATCTAAGTCTGGAATGTTTACAAACATATCAACGCTTTTTTCTGCTTTCAGCTGAACATAAGTTGTAGCTGGTGCAGTGTATTGAATTTCTGCTTTTCCGTTTGATGTACCCACCAATACGGCGTCAGACATTTTTGCGTCATTTGCGACCCAAATTTCAATATTGCTGTTTGCTGTTATTTCAAATTTTACATGTCTTGGTTTGCTTGAAGCAAATTCAATTACTTGTCCTGATTTTGCGGCGGACCATTTGTTAATGTTGCCGTGTTTAATTCGATTCATTTTGTTTTTCCTTTTTAAAATGAGCAGGGGAGGGGAGGGCTCCCCTGCTTTTTATCACTTAACGATACGCGAGGAATCGACTTGTGAAGTGATTGCGTCATAATCGCTTGTTGCGTCAGTTTCTTGTAGTCCTGCTCCAAAGCAGGTGTTGCCTACAATTTGCATGTCTGTAAGACATGTAATTTCAAAACTGTCGCTTACCTGGTCAGCAAATACTTTTTTGTGCAATCCCGAACATAAATAAAAGTCTTCATTTAATGTTGGATTTGTACTTTCTGCTGTCCATATTTTTGCGCGATCTTCGTCAAATGCGTCATTTGCAGGACGGTAATATTTACCACCTACATTTACAGCATCACGTTGCCATTCATGGTTTAATGGCGCGTAACCAAATGTTCCATCTGGTGTTGCGTGATTGACATCTGCGTGGTCATTTTTTACAACTGCCACTTTTTCTGGGTCTAATACATCAGACAGATAGTTAGGTAACAAATCTGGATCTGTTGTGTATAAGAAATAATCTTTCTTACGTTCCCAGAGTTGTTCTGGGACAATTTCTGCTGTTATCATTACAACACCGCCAGTGTTCATTGCAGGTGTTCTGAATGACATGTCTATTGTTGTCATGCCATTTGTTGCTGATTTATCCAAGTTTGCGCCATCTGTTGCATAACGTTGGTTAAATCCTATCATTGAACGTTGACGACCCAATAAAATTGGTTGTTTCATTGCTTCTTCTGGAACTCTTATTCCTGACATAAGCAAATCAATTACATGTTCGTCGTCTATTCCATCATACTTTGCCCGAAGTTTTGCAAATGCAGCTGTTTTGCGTGCTTGTTCAATGTCAGCTAATGACATTGTGGCGTTTCCGCCTGTTGATAACTCTGCAAATATATCATCAAATAAAAACATATCACCCTGATCAATTGGTGTATCTGTTTGATGTGGTGAATATCCATTAACGCTTCCACCATTTGCAGAACCTGCTGATTGGTATGTAGCATTTGGTGCTTTTATTGGTGCTTGAAATGTCAATCCAGCAAGTGTTACTTGTCCGTCAATTAAATTCTGATCGTAATCAGGTACAATGTTTTGCATGCCATTATTAATCCAAAACGCATCTGCTATTGTATGATTAAATGCATTACGCAATGGTAACGATTTTGATCTTGCTTTGCGTCTGTGATTAATAATTGTATTATATGCTTCAACTGGTGTTGTATTTTGTATTGTTGCTTCTGAATGTATTCCCATTGTTTGATAAAATTCTCTTAAACCATTTACCTGTGGTGCTGGATTAGTATCAGAACCAGAAAAATCAGCTATAGATGACTGTGCTTGTGTATCTAAACGAAAATATTTATTAGATTCAAAAAATGGAATTACACTACCTGCGGCGCCATTTTGTTTTTTATATGATCGGTTTAATTCGTCCATTGATCCGTTAAAACGGTCAAATGCAAGCATTGGGACGAAATGTGCGTAAAGTGTTACGCCTACACCGTTCATTAACATTTCTGCTGTTTCCATCATTTCAACGTTAACTCTGACTTTGCCGCTACGAACTCCGTCTTCGCGGTGTAACCATTCATACTTCAGTGGCAGGATTTTTCCTGCATCACCCGATGTTAACACTCGGCCTTTTGCAGTACGTACACTCTTTTTTACTGCGATAGGTGAGTTTGGTATCATTTCAGTCATTCTCATTTGCGTTTTCTCCTTGCAATGATTTTGGTTATTATTTTTCGTATTTTCTTACACTTAGCGCACATTATTAAAGTGGCGCTAATTTACCATGGTTTCCACGGTTCGTGTTTCTTGGATGTTTTTTATTTACACGGTTTATGACTTTTACTGCGTCACTATATAAATCTGTATTAGATTGTATTCTATTCATTGGCTTTTTTGTGCCAAATTGTATTCTTCGATTATATTCATCTTTGGCCGCTTTTATTGCGGCTTTTTGATTAGCTACATCCAATACATCTGAACCTAATCTTAATACACCAAATACCATACTTGCTAAATCGCCGTATTCATCTTCAAATTGTTGTGCAGGTATTTGTCTAATTTGCTCATATGTTAATTCCATCAAATTAGTACCACGAGTTATTTCAGTAGGTGTACCATCTGCTTTTGTGAAATATCTGTCGTTGCCATCAATTCTTTTTTCAGGATCTAAAAAACCATCCATTGGCTTGTATGGATTATTTAAACCTGCAATTTGAACAGTCATTTGTTCATTTTGCAAATTTACATTTTCTAATTGTGCGGCTTTCATTTTTTTGTTGTAATTTGCTTCAAGTATACTTGGTATTCCTTGTGCAAATGTTTGAAAAAATGCACCACTGGCTAAATTGCCAGTTGGTCCTTTTGTACTACCTTGTCCGCCTGTTGCTCGTAGTACTGTTAATGGGTTAAACCCATTTTGTTCTGCTTCACGTCTTAATTTTGCTAAATCAAGATCGTTTGCTCCGCGCATTGCTTTTGCGCTTTTTCTTGCTCCAATTGCGCCTATTGTCGCCGCCGCTAATTGTCCCCATATACTCATATTATATTGCTCCCGTGTTCATTAATGTGTCAGCAAATAGGGCTACGCCCAATATTGTGCCTGCTACTGTTGCTAATATGATATCTTTTAAACTCATTTGATAAACCTTCTTGAAACAAGGTCTATGCCAACGCCCGATAGGGCAGTTAGTCCCAAAATGATTGCATCAACTTGGCCTGATGCTATGCCTGCGCCAGTTAACGCGGCGCCAAGCAAAGTACCACATCTAGTGATGATGGGTTTTAAAATTTGTTTGAATAATAACATCTGCATATTTTTTCCCTTCTGATTCGTAAGGGTCAAACTGCTCAATGGCCGATAATATATATTATGTTATCATTTTGAGACTTCTAGTGTTGACCCATAGGGGATTATATAAATATTGAATTTATTTTGTAAACCCCTTTTTTTGTTTTTATCTCATTTTTTTATTTAACACCAAGGAACAAATTGTTTTTTTGACCCTGACCCCCCAGTAGGGGTGTTCTTGTTGGGTCTGTCCTTACACCTTAACCGCAGATTTTTATCTGACCATATTTTATTTGGGGTTTTTTTCCGCTTTGCTAGATCCCGTTCGGGTGGTGTTACGGGTGATGTCTGCTGCCGACGTTCGTCGGGAGCATACATTTCTGTTATTAATCGTCGTCCCACTCCGATTGTAGGACTTCTGCGTGCGTCCTTTTGTTTTTTATTTGTTCTCCTTGTTTTATTGTTAGTAATATTTCGGGTCTTTCTTCGTGCCATGCGTCATTCTCCGTCACTATATTTATGCCTGTTTTATTCTTGTTTTGCCAATATGCTATCGGTATTCCGTCATATGTTGCTTCCACAAATATGTCATCTTGGAATATCCCATCACCTTCTACTTCGTGCCATGGTTCTATATATTGGACTGGTTTATAATGTAAACGCTCGTACATTTCTTCATCTGTGTATTCGAGCTCTGTTATATCATCTAAATAGTCTGTTACTATTTCTGATAATGGGTCATGATCGTACTCAAGTTCCCATTTGTTAATAAAA